TCATTTCGGCACTTTCGGGTACACGTCGATTGTGAATTCAGAGTTTTTCTGGTTTTTCTTATTTCGTTTCGTTTTAGTCAGAACAATCCTGTCAATCAGCTGTCTCAAGGCACTGTTCTTTTCAGGGACAGTCAGGGAACTCCATTCGCTTAACAAATTCTTGCACTTCGGGACAAAATTCTTTCGGTTTGCCTGCCTTGCAATCGTAGTATGCAAGTCTTCCTGGGCAGCAGTGATGTTATTCATGCAGTCTCTGATCCGCTGCTCAAGCGCATTCGAACGCTCAATAAAAATTTCTTTTGTGTAAATTCCCTGCTCTAAAAAATCAAATAAGGATTCCCTCTGTTTTAAAAGCGTCTGATGTTCGGTCTCAAAATTTGTGACGATCAATTCTTTTGCGGCAATAGCAGCAGTATCTTCCTCATGAGTGTCAGTAAATTCATATTTGGCTATGTAGTCTTTCAGCCACCCCAGAAGAGCTTCTTCCAGTTCATCAATCCGGATCCCGACTGTGGAGCACTCCGCATACTGGCATATCAGCATATCATAGGGTGTTTTTGTTTGTGCTTTCTTACGGACCATAAGCCGGCCGCATTGTGAGCATCTGACCAGACCTGCAAACAGATTCTGTATCGGTCTGTCGCTTCTAACTGGAGCAGAAAAACATCCTTTTGGTTGGTTCGCGCGTTTAAATAAGTCTGCACTGATCCGTGGCGCCCATGCCGCATCTGAGAGGATGTAATCTGTGGCTTTTGGGCGGGACTTTACCACACGACCATCTTTTACAGCTCTAACAGTCTTACGATGCCCCCAGCGGACTTTGCCGATGTTTGCCGGATTCGATATGATCCCTTTTAAAGTGGAGGGTGTAAAAGGCTTTCCGCTCCTTGCAAGGATTCCCATATTGGTCATATAGGTGCAGGCTTTTTGGTATCCGTACTGCTTATTTCCGCACAGATCATACATTAGATCAAGGACTGGTGCTTCGGTCTGATGTGGGGCGAGAGAGTAGTGCTTTCCATCCGGTGCAATGACACGCTCCCATCCATAAGGGGCAACATTGCCAACGTAATAACCATCAGAACTGGAACGTTCCCTGCCACGCTGCATCCGGCGCTTGATTGTGGCGTATTCCCGGCGGCTCATAAATAAACTGAACTCAAAGTACTCATTATCATACTCATTTGCAGGATCGTAGGTTTTATTCGGTGTTACAATCCGGGTGTTGGAATAAAAAAATGCACGCTGCACACGCCCCTGATCGATCGTATCACCTCTGGCCAGACGATCTACGTCCATTACGAGGGCGCCATCCCACATACAGGCTTCTACCTCAGAGAGGACTTGCGTCATGACTGGGCGGGCATCGATACTGTCTCCGGACACAACTTCCCGGTAAATCGCACCGATCGGAAGAGAGAGCGTCTTTGCCAACTCTAACAGGGTAGTAATGTGGCGTTCCAGAACATCAATCCCTAGCGCTTCCAGTTCGGCGTCTTTTCTGGATTTTCTGGCGTAGATAAAATAAGACATTGTATCACACTCCTATGTTATTGTATTTAAATTTGGGTACAAAAATAACAGCCAGCACATGAACGAATGTTCTGGATTGCAAGCTGTTTCCGAAGATGATACAATATTCGTGGATTTCAATAGCATATCTTCGGATATGTAGACCGTCTCAGTGTTGGTAGCACTGGGGCGGTTTATTTGTGTATATAGCAAAAGACACCCATACAAATACTTGCATGAGTGCCTTTCAACCGTAATCAATACGGTTATCTCTATACAAGTATATTACTATATAAATAAAAATATTACAACAATTAAAATACATTTTTTTTAAATGTTTAAGAGTAATTTGGCATACTTTCTGGGACTATTCTAACGTAAAACTTCTAAAATAGATCTTGCTTATCAAATTTATTGTACTCTATCTCATCTTTTGGAAGTGCGATTAGCAAATCTAAATCAGAAATATTACGAATTCCTATTTGTCCTCTTACATACTCGAAAGCATGGGGATGAATTTTTGTTTGCAAGTCTGTAAGCGTATTTTTAAATTCGGAAATAAATTGCTTGTATTCGATTTTTGGAAGATAGTACTTGAAATATACAATCAGGTCAAATATTTTCTGATCCAGATTCCTCGAATAACCAGGACTAAGAGAACGCAAATATTTTTCAAGAATCCTACCAGATTGGCCACGTGAATCTTTTTTGCGAGAAAGGCAATAAACCCTTTCGTTATGAGCGCAAGAATTTCGAATTTTCCGCATCCAGTGGAGACTTCCAATTAAAAGTTTTACGTTTGCGCGTCCGTTTTCGTCTTCTAATCCGTACAATGAACATAACGAATGAGATACTTCAATTTTACTATATCGGATAATGTCTATAAAAGTGGAAAAATTAACTACTTTAATCATTATCCAAGTAGGTATTTGCTTGTGATTGTCCATATAAAACTTTACGTAATCAAGCTGACTTTTACTTAATTCGCTGTAGGCTTTAGAAATAACGTTCATTTTTTGTTGCAAAGATTTATTAGGAGAGTAGGCAGTGGTGTCATACCAAGGAGTACGTCCATTATCGTTACATTCATCAAATTTATAACCGGCCAATGTTCTTGTCTCTTCTTCTACTTGAGTAATATATTTCAGTAGCAAAGAACGCAATTCATCATCAAATTTTTTGACTGCATGCAATTGAGTAATTGATGTATCAGATATATAGGTATGATTTCCAAAAGCATCTTTTCCACTAATGAAAGGAGCTTTGTATCCATTTACAATATTGAAATAACCAGCGCGTATCAAAATCTTTTTGTGAGAAGAACCAGCGCATAAAATATGCTTATCATTTCTTAATTTCCGCATTTGTTGATTATAGGTTAAGAAAAATTTATCATCATTCATAAATATCACCTCTCTTCCTCTGTACTTTTCCACAACTCTATATAAACGCCGAAGCGGTTATATCATTTCCATAACTGCTAAATTAGGAATGAAATAAATAACATAGTTATCTACAGTAGTACATTTACCATATTTTCCAGTATAGCAGTCAATAGCTTCTTGCAGATATTCTTCAGTGACATGTAGATGTTCTGCAACCTCATATCTATTTTGGCATCCAGCATTAAAAGCTGATATGATGCCTCGCAATCCGATCATCCGGTTATACCCGTGCAATCTTCCTTTTTGTTCTTGCTTCATACTTTCAATATCTTGTAGATCAAAGATATCACCGACAGCAGTATGGTGATGTCCGATTTCTTCAGCTAAGACGCAAGCCTTTTCTGCGGATGTTTTCAGCCTGTTGGATATCGCAATTCTATTTCTGTATATTAAACCATCACTGCCGGAAAGAGCCTTTTCGCGGACAATCAGTCCGCTATTATTCGCCTCTTCCAAAAGTTCTTCATAAATCGTCATTGTATCACTCCCATTCAGAGTCATCCATCATGATGTCTTTATCGTGTTTTCTCATTTCATCTGTTACTTTAATGTCGGTTCGTTCATGAGCCGCTAATACTTCTAGATGGTTACTTGACATAGAGTAACGATCAATCAGAGTTAATTCCTCTAAACGTTTGTAAGCTTCTTTTTTCCCGAAATCATTTAACAAGTTATACAACTCCAATAAAGCCTTTTCTGATTTTGAAATATATTCGATTGTTCCATTTCCCGTAAATAAATTTACTGTAGCTTTGTTTTTATCCCATCCCATTATATAAGATGGAGAAACATTTCCCAAATCAGCAGCAGCTTCTATCTTGTCTGATGGTATATTGGTTATAATATTGTTTTCATATTTATACAATGTTTGCTTTGATACATTTATTTTGTCAGCAAAATCAACTTGACTCATTCCGAGTTTCGTTCTAATTTCTTTAATTCTTTCTCCAACCGTCACATCAATTGCTCCTTTCTTATGAAGTAACTTAATGATAACACAAAAATGTAATAAAATCAATAAAAAATATCTTGACAAGTTACAAATATGTGATATACTAGGGGTAACTTAAAAAGATACGGAGGTGATACGGTGATAAAAACAAATGAGTTAAGAGGCGTAATTGCTAAGAATGGATATTCTCAGTCGGATGTGGCTGGAATGATTGGAATTACGCCAAAAACGTTTTATGAAAAAATGAAAAACGGAGTTTTTGGAAGTAATGAAATACAAATTATGATAGACAGACTTCATATCGAAGACCCGGTTTCAATTTTTTTTGCCAAAGAGTAACTTTTAAAGATACTTAATGAAGGAGAGAAACAGTGAACAATTTAACAGTATTTGAACAAAACGGTCAGCTACTCACCGACAGTAGAGAGGTAGCAATGATGGTGCAGATGAACCATTCAGATTTAATAAGAAAAATCAAAGGGTACATGAAACATCTTAACGAAAGCAATTTTGCTTTGGTTGATTTCTTCATCGAATCAGCTTACACGGATTCAAAGGGAGAAGTAAGACCATGTTACCTCTGCACAAAGAAAGGATGCGACATGATCGCCAACAAAATGACCGGAAAGAAAGGTGTCATTTTCACAGCTACATATATTGAAGCATTCGAGAAGATGAAAGATTTCATTGAAAAAGGAACACAGTACGTAGGCATTCCGTTGAAAGAACAGGTAGAATCACTGGAAGTAGTAGCAAGCATGCTGAGAATGAACGATGCAAGCAAGTTGCTGATGCTGAAAGGCTTCTATGATTCTTACCATATTCCGACGGGATTCTTGCCGAATTATGAGTTTAACGGCAATAGGGAAATGAAGTCACTCACAGCACTGCTGAAAGAAAATAATCTCGGAATCAGTGCGGTGCAGTTCAATAAGAAACTTTTATCTGCCGGAATCTTGGAAGAAAAGGAGCGCCAGTCAAGTAAGGGAAGAGTGAAAAAGTTCAAATCACTGACAGAGAAAGGTTTGAAATACGGTGAAAATGCAGTCAGTCCTCATAATCAGAAAGAAGTGCAGCCGTTGTATTACAGTGATACATTTAATGAACTGTTTGATATGGCGATGACTGCTGACTTATCGGAATGGTAGAGGGCAGAGTAGTAGGAAATGAGGTGATAAAATATGATCATATCGAAGAGAATTGGAAAATATATGAAAGAAAAGGGATTTAATCTTTCAGAGGTAGCAAGAAAGACAGGATTAAATTATCAATCTCTTTATACAAGTCTTTACGATGAAGAAAGAGAAAGGGATTTAAGAACAGAAGAGTTGATTCCATTATGTATTTTTCTTGGAGTAAACCCGATGGATTTTGCGGAGGAAAAGTGAAAAATGAAGATAGGCGTAGATACAGAAAACAGAGAAGAATATTTATTAAAAATTCTAAAAGAAGATATTCCGGTCAAGGAGATGGAAGAGCGTATTTTTAAAGAAATTGGAGAAAGACCTATTATAGATATGAACTGTGGGATGGAACCAGGAGTTTCAGGAAAGCCAGAATCTATTTTATAGATTCTGACAAACCGAAAATATTTGAAATTTCGATTAATGCGCTACGACATTCTGCAGCGGAAATGGATATCCATTCCAGTAAAGCATCCGACAAAGAACTTGTATCACTTATATTGCAGAGAAGTGGAACAGCACTCCAAGTATTCGGATGCGATTGAAAAATAGGAAGCAATCGGTTAGCTATATACGAATTCATATCTCGCAGATATGGATCAGAATCTAATTTTTTTGCAAGCTGTGTTTTTGGTGTTTTACAAAGCTGCGATATTTCAAATGGAATTGCTTTTTGCACATCATTTTCAACATAAGTTTTAAAACAAGGATAGTACAATTGTCCGTCTGCAGTCATTAGGTTAATGGCGGTATTTTGCCAATATTCGGAAAGTTTTGGTAAAAAATAGTATGACGAAAGTTCACAAATGGACTCTTCAAGCCATCGTAAATTCTGTTGTACTTTTCCATGAATGACTGTGTGACACATTTCATGAGCAAGCTGATATGCAAGTCGTGACCACGAGGATGGATTTGAGTTCAAGATAATCAAATCTGACTCTTTAAAACAAGCGGGGCATTCCCGTTCCTTCTGAATAGTTATTGTGGTTGAAACGCTTTGTATAGGGAGAACTTCGTTCATTACTCGAAGAAGCGTATCTATTACAAGCAACATATTTTCATCTGCTGTATCCGATTTACCGCAATTGAAATGAATTTGAGGAAAAGAATTAATAGAAATAAGCTTTCCCATTTTAAAAACCTCCACATTAAATGATTATGAAAATATTTTAACATGAAGTTAAAATATTTTCAAGTTTCAAAGGGAAACAAACCGATTTTAGAAAGGAGAAAAAATGAAAACAAGAAAAGATTTTTTAACAGATGAACAGGTAGAACAGGAAATTGAAAGATTGAATCAATCTGATGCCGCACAGCTTTTTATATAGGAACAGCGCATTAAATATAAGAGGAGACAGTACCTGTATCAACTCAGATGCCATGAGAAGAGAGGAAAGCAGTTAATCCGTGACGGAGTGAAGATGGAACAGCTTGAGTTGATGGAAAAGGAGATGGAAGAGTGATGTTGGAAGTACTTGGAAGTATCGCTACTATTGCAGCAACAATAGTACAAGCTGTAAGCGTAGTGCGTCTTATGAAGATTGAAAAGGAACTGAATAAAATGTACAAAAGGAGATCAAATGAACGAATTAAAAGTAATTGAAAATGAACTTGTCCCAGTATACGAGACAAGTACAGGAGAAAAAGTAGTATACGGATCAGAACTGCATGAGGTTCTGGAAGTAAAGAGCAACTATAGAGAGTGGATCAAAAGAAGAGTGTTAGATATCGATGCGGAGGAAGACGAAGATTTTACCACCGTCGAAATTCCGACAGTGTCAGGAGGAACCTCTAAAAAAGACCATATCATCAAACTGGATACTGCCAAAGAAATGGCAATGCTTGAGCGGAACGAAAAAGGAAAGCAAGTACGCAGATATTTCATTCGGGTAGAAAAGAAATACAAAGCGGCATCTCTTGCCACACAAGAACTCTCACCGCAGTTACAGGTCATGATTAACTTGGAAATTGAGCAGAAGCGTCAGGCAGAGAAGCTTGAGCACGTGGAAGAACGGATCGAAAGCATCCGTGAGGTTGTTGCAATCGATACAACATCATGGAGAGATGATACCGGAAGAATCTTGAGAAAAATCGGTATGGAGTGCGGAGACAGTAAGTCCTATCAAGATGTAAGAGCGGAATCTTATCAGCTGTTGGAAAAACGCATGGGAGTGAATGTGAAGCAGAGGCTCACAAACAAACGTAGAAGAATGGCAGATGAGGGTGTTTGCAAATCCAGAAGAGACAAATTGAATTATCTTGATGTGATTGCCGATGATAAGAAGCTGATTGAGGGATATACGGCTATTGTAAAAGAGTTGGCTATTAAATACGGAGTGGCGTAGCAGGGAGGATTGACATGGAAATTGTAATAGCAAGCATCATCTGCTCGATCATAACAACAATCGTTACAAGTCTTGTGGTGACACGGGAGTCTATGAGCATTATCCAAAAAGCTGTTGATCATTTACTTGATGTCAACATGGACTTTGTCACCTCGATGACAAACATGATAATTGATAGATTTGGAACGAATCACAAATAAGAGTGGATGGACAACATGCCTCGGACAATCCATCTGGCATACATAGTAGAGAGGTGATGATTTTGATCGTAGAAACAGTAAAAGTAAAAAATGCAACAATCCGAGTACATGATGATTGTTATGTGGATCGCACAGAAGAGGAAGTCAAAAAACTTATAGATGGATGTTGCCGGATTATTCAGGGAGCATTGATACGAAAAGAGGAAACCGCTTAGGCGGTAGAAGGGAGGACAAGCATGGAGATTAAAGGAACATACCATTGCCAGACTACTCAACAGCCCAATGTATTAAACAGTTGGGACATCCGCTCCGTATCGGTAGATCTGCCGGAAGAAGAGGACAAGCCTTACTGGCACAAGGTCGCAGCAGCTGTGATCGGGTTTGGAGTGGTGGTGATCGGATGGTGGTTAGTGTTTGGGTATTAAAAAGAGTGCTGTCACAGGGCGGCAACCCTCGAGCACTCAAGAAATTAAATCAGTTAAAGTATAGAGAAAATTTGAGGAAAAGTCAAATGATTACAAAAACAATACTTAGCAACCATGAAGAATGGCTTAAAAATAGAAAAAATGGAATCGGCGGTTCTGAAATTGCCGCTGCAATCGGGAAGAATCCATACATGACAAATGTAGAGTTGTGGGAGTTGAAAACAGGGAGAAAAGAAGCGAAAGACATTTCAAATCTTCCCTATATTAAATACGGTACACAGGCAGAGCCATTATTAAGAGAACTCTTTCAGCTGGACTTCCCAGAATACCAAGTGAGATATGAGGAAAACAACAGTTTTCGAAATGATAAATATCCCTGGGCGCAGGCTTCCGTAGATGGTTGGCTTTTTGATGGAGATGGGAGACTTGGAATCTGGGAATGTAAGACAACGAACATTTTAAATGGAAATATGAGAAAGAGATGGAATCGCCAGATCCCAGATCATTATTATTGCCAGTGCTTGCTATATATGGCAGTTCTTGAGGCTGATTTTTGCGAGTTAAAAGCGCAGCTAAAAAGTGAATATGCTGGTGAGATATTCGTTCAAACGAAACATTACCATTTTGAACGAAAAGATGTGAAAGAAGACATGGAATACCTGATGAAAGAAGGAAAACGATTCTGGGGATACGTGGAGCGAGATGAATGCCCGCCGCTTATCCTTCCGGATGTAATAAGAAGATAAAGGAGAGAAAAACATGGAATTAAGAGTCAATGAAGTGAAAACGCCGGAGAAAATTACATTTAATTATGAAGAATTAAGGTCAGAAATACAAAAAATAGTAGAAGACCACAGTAATTTAGTGTACACCGGAGAGCAAATTAAGGATGCTAAATCAGATAAAGCAAGCTTAAATAAGCTGAAAAAAGCCTTAAATGACGAAAGAATAAGACTGGAAAAGGCTTATTTAGAGCCATTTAACGAATTTAAGACTCAAATTAACGCCTTAATTAAGCTTATTAACGATCCTATTAACCTTATCGACAAGCAAATTAAGGAATTTGAAGAGTACGAGAAGCAGGAAAAACGGAAGCGAATCGAGGAACTCTGGAACAGTAAATCGACACCGTTTGAAATTTCTTTGGAGCGTATTTTTGACAGTAGATGGTTAAACAAAACAACATCCATGAGGTCCATCGAAGATGTTATGAATGCATTTATCACAAGCGTGGAGAAAGATGTGGATACGCTTTCGAAATTACCGGAATTTGGCTTTGAAGCATTAGAAGTCTATAAATCCACTCTGGATATCAACAGGGCGTTAAGCGAAGGACAGCGACTTGCAGAAATCCAGAAGAAAAAAGCAGAATACGAAGCAGAACAGGAAAAATTGAAAGCAGAGAAGGAAGCGAAAAAGGCAGCAGAGTTCCAGAAGAAAGAAGAGGATCTTCCTGGACAGATTGGATTTACAGACGCAAAATCTTTTGAAGAATGCATGAATCCACCGGAAACAGAGATGGCAAAGTGCGTGACAGGGATTGAAAAGGAAGTATTTGAGGAGTGCGTAGCTAGGGAGCGCCAGTGGGTATCATTTCAGGCAAATTTAACAACAGAGGACGCTTTGGCGTTAAAAGCATTTTTCAATAGCAGAAACATTGAATTCAAAGCAATTTAAGAAAGAGAGGAAAAGAAAATGGCAGTAGGAAATAGTTTAACAGCAAGAAAAAACACAGGAATCTCAGCATATTTGACACAGGAAGCAGTTAAAAACCAGATCAACAACGTAATCGGTGGGAAGAATGGTCAGAGATTTATTTCTGCAATTGTATCGGCTGTAAATAACAATGCAGCATTACAGGAATGCACGAATCAATCGATCCTTTCCGGTGCGCTGCTTGGGGAGTCGCTGAACCTTTCACCG